TCTCTAGTTTCTTTTTTTGGGTTATCGAATACAGGTAATCCAAAAGCATCAATGAATCCTTCGTAGTTCCATTCCATAGGTATGAACAAAGAATATAGTCCTGAGCTAGTCTGCCCATTGCGGTTTCTGTTTGTGACATCTGAGGCATAATAAAGTTTTTTAAAGTTCCCACCACCTTTTTCTAAAGCATTAGAGGTTGAACCCATCATACATTTACCAACGATCTTACTACCTAGTCTTAAACAAGTCTTTGTAACTCGCCAGTTGTTTAATATATTATCTGGTCGTTCCCATTTTCCACTTTCATCGTGTACTAATAGTTTTAATTTTTCACCATCATAGGAGTTGTCTCCCGTATTCTTCCAGTCAATAGTTGTATCTAATCCTTCTAGTTCTTCCTCGGTTTCACCTTCGTTAAGTTTACGTCTGGTGAGCCTTGACGCGGGTACTCTATAGGCGAGCTCCGTTTTCGGCCGGTCCATTCCGTCTTGTATTGGTTTGAAGAAAAAGGGGTAATTGCTAGAAATGGGTACAACTTTATCTGTGAACATTTTCTTTGCGTCGGCGCCAGATTTGGACAATATCCCAAACCGTGAATCCGTTGATATTGTGGCCATATTAACTGTCTCCCCAGACGCCATGAATGAAAATCCTGAACGTCTATTCTTGAGATACGACATTCCATAACACCTCTTGTCTGCTTTACAAGCTTCCCAGAATATGAAGAATAGTCTGTTTGACTCTCTATAATCTGCTGCCCCAACATCAATCTTGGACCATTGCAAGTACATGTAATGAGTACCAGTAATGTAAGTCGGATTGCCATTGTTATAAAACCAAAAACCTTTTTCTCTTTTTTCAAACTCTTTGTCTATGTATTCGTACCACTCTTCTTTAAAATCAGTTGGATATTTTTCCCAATCAAAAACACTCTTTATCTTAGATAGTTCTTTTGGATATTCCAACTTCGTCCAAACTTGATCTTTTTTATCCTGAGAACATTTGTGAACGTTCTTAGGTTTTAACGGTAATGCTATTTTTAAGTTTTGAATCTCTATGATTTCACCTATAGTTCCATCGCTACTTATTATAACTACATCATACTCAGGGTTATAGCCTTTTTCCCACTTTTTGTATCTATTATTTCTTTTGAGTACTGCTGGCTTTATATGATCTTTTACAGTACGTACTAGCGTTTGCTTATACATTACTTAGATCTACCTTCAGCAAAACCTCTAAAAGATTTTTCTTGTTTAACATCTTTTGGTTTTTCTTCCAAAAGCTTTTCTTCCTCTTCTATTCTACTAAGTATTTCAAAAGCATCGAAAATAGCTAGCTTCTTTGTAGCTGCAGCGTTTTTTAATCTATCAGCAGATATATCATCATCTGAGTCAACTATTTTTTCTTTAGCTACTTGAATTAATTCCTCAACTGCTTTTTGCCCAGCCAGGATTATATTCTTTTTCGTCTCCTTTATATTCATACTTTAATAAAATATCATTAGATTCCATACAGTAAAGTCGTTGATCATCAACTATGAACTCAAACTCTCTATTGCTTTTGAATCCAAGTAAGTCTCCTTCGGCTATTTCTAGCGCTTCTAACGAGCTATTACCAATTTTTAGTATACCAACATCCTTACGCTCTTTATCCATTGAGAAACTATCGTTATTCTCTATTGGCATTAAGAAACATCTGTTACCTACAGGTTTCCATTTACCATTTCTTTTGTATAAATAAATTTGATCTGGTTGGCAAAAGTAAAGATTTTCTTTAAAAAGTTTACTACTGTCTACAGCTTCTCCTTTTTGATTGTAATATCTTCTAAATACGTTGTGGTGAATTATAACAATGTCACCAGGTTGTATTAATGTCTTTAGTGATAATGGTACAGTTATTACTTCTGCTGTTCTACTTATAAACTTAAAATTTTCTATATTAGAATTAAGTATAAGTTTTTTACCATTAACATCTATATCATTTTTATATCGTCCTTCTATAGGTTTAACTATAAAGTCAAAAACACTTCTCATTAGTATTTTAAATCATATTCAACGGATATAGCCATGTTAGAATTAAATTTCTTCCATGGCAATATCTCATTGTCTTTTTTTATATGTATACTATAAGAATTCTTAGACTCATCATAAAGTATGTGTGATATTTCGTGACCACCATATACTGATTGACCCAATGCGTAATGCATCGCGTCGTTTTTATAATCAGAACCTATACTAATTTTTCTTATAATAGATGACATAATTACTCTGCTGAAGCTTCTTCTTGTTTAACTTCTTCAAAACTACCGTCCTCTAGATTAATTGTAATACTTCCGTATTTATTTTCTAGCTCAGACTTTTGTTTTTCAACATCAGAATTGATTTCTGCAATCGCGTGTAATAAAGAGTGCTTTTGAGTTTCTAAAAATCCTACCTGTGAAACAGATTGGTTTAATTTACCTTGCAACTCTTTTAATAATGTTAATTCTTCTTCTGTGATCTTGTTTTCCATTTGATTTAATTTAATTGTTTTAGACATTTTATTTATTACTATTTATTATTACCTGATTGTTTAGACTTTTCCCAAGTCCTTCCTACAAAGTAAGCACCGTATACCGTTATTAATAATGACTGAAATATAGGTATGTATTGCGTAGCAACTTTGAACCCACCAATATTACCATCAAAAAAAGATAACACAGTGAAAACTATAGTTAAGTATATTAGAACTAATGGGCGTATGTTTTTAGATAAAAAACTATCACTAGCCATATCAGCCTTCCAACGATCAGTTACTTGAGCTTGAGCGTCTTTGTCAGCTTGTTCTAATAATTCTTGTATTTTATGCTTAGCAGCTAATCTTTCTTCATCCGTAGTGGTTAGCTTGTCTATTACACCACCAACGTCTTTAATAAGACCACCTGTTAAAAGGCTTAGGATTTTTTTCATTTTTTAGTTTTATTGTATGCTTCTTTCTCCCAAGGTAAATTTTTAGCTCCTTCATTCATTACTGATCTAGGGTATTTCTTACCTTTCCAATAAACGTTATCGCCGTCATAATCTAAATCTCCTCTACTCATTTGATCTAGATGCACTTTTTCGTGCTTTATAACTTCTTCTTTATCTTTACCACTCAAGTGTTTATCTATCAGTATAGAGCCATTGTTTAAAGCTTGACCCATAACACCTTTCTCAGTATCAACCTGGTATATAGGAGTGTTATCCATAGACATTTCACCCATCTTCATACTGAAAGCCATACTAGTATTTACTACAGCTTTTTTTATTTAACGGAGATCCAAAACTTGATTTACAATGCTTAGACATAAAAGATCCTTTAGAATACAAAGGGCTTTTTGATTCACCTTTCATTTTGAATCCTTCACCAGCAGCAACTTCTAATTCTTTTTTCTTTTCGTAGTTACCTTGTTTTTTCTTACCAGTTTCGTAATCGTGGATTGCGTTTCTAGCATAATCTTGCTCTACTTTTGCTTTACTTTTTTTCATAGTTTTTATTTTAACATTTCCATCTTTTTCTAGCGGCTTTACCTCTTTCACCAGTCCAACCTTTAGATCTAGCACAAAAAGATTTTCTTCTTTTAGCAGCTTTGCTACCTGGTTTTACATCACCAGTTACAGCTGTTTGAAGCTTGCTACCCGGGTTTTCTTTCTTATATTTCTTAACACCAGCAGAAGTCATTCCGGCTCCTTCTTTTGTTGTTCTAAAATTTCTACCTTTTCCTTTTGTAGTTTTTCTAACTTTTAAGAAAGGAGAAATATTTTCTTGAGTATAAGCCATTATTTTTCTTTTTTAATGTTAAGCCATTTACTTAGCGTATATCCTATCGAAAGTAATAGTAGTATTACTTTTAAACTCATCTCTATATTTGTAAAAGTTGTCACACCTAAAGTTAAAGTATTTGCTGTGTATAATTTCAAATCACTCATAGCTTTTTTTATTATAAGCCTTTAGCTCTTTGAGTTATAGGACCTGCTTTATATTCGCAAGGATATTTTTTTACCTGCATGCCTGTGATACCAGAGCTACTACCTTTACCCATTGGAAATCCAGTGGTATCTAGCGGCCCGTCCCAAACGTGTGATTCTCCTACTTGTCCTTCAAGAACAGGTTTTCTAATTAACTTTTCTATATTGTGATCCATAATTTTTATTTTACGTCGTAAGTTTTTCCATCAACTTCAAATGTACCAGCTCCTGATTGTTTTGCTTTCGCTAAAGCTCCAGTAAACTCATTACCTTCTAAAGGTGATTCCATCATAAATCCAGAACCAACAGACACTTGTCTTTGTTCAGGCG